GGGGTTTTAGTTGGCACAAGGCTCTTTTTCCATGGTGCTCCCATGGAGAGGGTCTAGTGGTGGATTTAAAGAGGTAACCTTTTCCTCTATGGTGACTGGTTAGGGTCCCCCCCCGGCCATCCGTACCACCCGCGTTGCGCCTACGCAGCTAGCCGGGGCCCCAACCAGACACATGCAAACAAAAAAGAATGCAGGCTTGACAGTGTAGCCACACACAACTGGAACCATTTATTAACGTCTCAGCCAGCAAGAGACGACACCAATGATCAAAAGTAGAGCTGCCCAGCAGAGGCGCGCGCAACGACACACTGCCAGTTGGTGACAGTACCACCAGCGATGGTGAACTGCACACTGGCTTTGGTGTCGCGGATCGTGATGATGCCATTAGAGGCTGCACGAGTGGTGTTGCTGACGATAAAAGCATTTCCACTGAAGCTTGCGTCACCGGAGATGAGGATGTTGGTGGAAGAAACACTACCACCAGTGGCCTCACCAATGAACCCGATGAAGAAGGTCCCCGTGACACAACGGATGGTCACGGTAGAAGTGGCAGCTTGCAGGAAAACAGCAGCAAGGACCAATCTGGGCCCAGATTGGGTGATGTTGGTAAGAGCACCAACAACACCTTTAACCAGAGAGATGCCTGACGAAGCAGGCTGGGCATTGCACAGCTCGACCTCATACGTGATGAAGAGGTCGCCATCTATATCATTGGTACCAGTATTGTAGGTTGCCCAGCCAATACGACCCGCATCGGTCACACGAGCGTCATCAGAACCGGATACATCCTTCATGAACCGCTCACCACGAAGGTCAGGCAGCATGAGGGTGGCCGGAGACCAAGGTGCAGTCTCAATAAGAGACGCATAATTGGACAACTCATTGCGGTCGAAGGGGCCAGTATCCTGACTGTCACGATCGTAGAACAGTGCGACACGTCCAACGAAGGCTGTGCTGCAAAGTGGCACGTACTCAAGCTTGCAAAAGAGCAAGTTGTACGTGTCGTACGATGTGGCAATAGTGGACAACCACTTAAAGGCACTGGGGTCTGAAGGATTCAAAGGATAAATGTCAGACATGCCGTTGTTAACAGCAAAACCAGTGCCTTGGCCAATGATAGTGGCAAGAAGCTCGCGGTGCCGCACAACGGTGCGGCCATTCCTAGAAGTGATGCGCTGGTTCGAGTTGCCACTAACAAGACTGTTAATGGCGACAGGCGCACGGGAGTGAACAATCTGAGGAATGGGAGGCGAGCCACGGACCCGAGGGTTGCGACGCTGAAGAGGCCCCTTGGGCTGGGGTGGTGGCAAAGAAGGCTGCGGTTGATTAGGCCGCGGCTTAGCAGGCCACCGATGCTCGATACGTTTAGGTTGATCCATTGGAATAGTTGTATGGGATACGGCATGATAACCGGACTGTTCATCCCCCGCTGCGATGGCTGACCGTGCAGTCTCTTGGCTTTTATATTAGCCCATCAAATTGGATTTGGTCATGATGCGGGGGACCCCATTGACTCGGGCCCGGGCGTCGTCAGTCGCCCACTATCCCTGGGGTTGCAATTAAGCAAAAATGGTACGGGGGGCATACGGCAGTACTACAGATGACACAGTCAAGCGTTGGTAGTACTTCTCAAGACACACCTGCTCATCAGGTGTGACGCCGAATGCCCAGTAGAAGGAAGCACGGCACTCAGGGTGAACAGCCCCGTATAGCCGCGTGACGCCTCTCTTCAATTCTCGGAAAGACCAGGGGAGCAGATCCTCTGGAATTTTCCTCCTCTTACCCGAGCGCACAAAGGCTGCATAGACGTCCTGGAACACCGGGAGCCGTCCCGTCAAAGACAACCCACCGGTTCCAACAGAATCCAACCATCCTTGGAAGAATCCCGGACTGTCCCAGCATTTCAACATCACTGAGTCTTTCACAATGGCTGTATGAGGGTTGCGGCACATGATCCAACCAACCCCATCAAAAATGGGTTTGGTTTGGCAAAACTCTAATTCGCAAAACTCCCCAACAGGGGCCTCCACAGTCATATTGAACCCAAGGTTCAGAAACCATTGACTCAATCCGTGCATGTACTTGTTAAGATCGCGACGTTCCATGAAAACCACACAATCATCACCGTTATTGGCCAGCTGCACGTTGACCTCCTTGCTGACGGAGTAGGCGTGGATCATGGAGCACATCAACAAGCAATTTCCAAGGGAAGTGTTCATATCGCCACTCATACGTGTACCCTGTACGGTGTACTCAACCGTACCATCAGG